TTCTGGTAGTTCACATCCAACACTGTTAGTTATAGAGATGGCCTTTGGTTTTCTTATATAAACGATGAATACTTTAGGGACAACAAAAGTGTTATCTGTGTAAACATCGATAAAATTCTCTTTTACAGAATAAGGTATGTAATCAAAAGAGGTCCTGTTAAATGGATCTTTCATGATTGTTGGAATGTCATCACTTTGAGAAAACCAACATTGACTTATTCTTATATCGGCAGTAGGAGCAGACCTTCTAGTTATAGAGTAAGTTGATTTAACTGTCTCATCTCTGTAAGTAGAAAGTGCCATTGATCCACCTGCAGGTTTCCAAGTAGTTCTAATGTACCCTCCACCTACTGGGTCGGGAGTTAAAACTATACTTGAATTACCAAAATAAATATGATTACTATCTACAGGAGGGTCAATTGCAGCTCCTGTATCATTTAAAGTTTCTACTACATTAGCATTATTAGATGGGATAAACCCATATAAGTAATTGCTAGTAATAGCTAGAGTATCTCTCGATATCTCATCTCCATACGGAGTGTTTATCAAACTACTCCAATTTGTCCCATCAAAGTAAGCTATTCCTACTAGTACAAAGCCTGGTGTAGGAGGAGTCAAATCTACTTTAACCCAATCAGTATTAGCAGTTATGTTTTGCAAATAGTTGAGTATAGATCCGTTACAATTGTAGTGGGATTCTGCTGAAACAGATACAAGGAAAAGGTAATCCAGAGGTAGGGTTGCCCTTTCCATGTATATGTTTGAATTACTTGTGGTATAAATGAACCCACCTAATGCATCAAAAAGAAAGCCTCCAGTAGAGATAGTATTAGAACTAGTAGTTACTACTAGGTTTCTTAAATCGTCTACTCTTTTTTGAGACTGTTCAAATCCCTTACCCTGTCTGTTAGATCCTGCATTATACCGTTGCTTGACAAATCTCATCATAGCAATGTTTAATTCAAAGTCTATCTCTTGAGGTAAGAGGATGTCAGCCTGGAAAGATGCAATCTTTTGCACCCCCAGGTTGACAGCTATATGCATTTCGTTTACGGTCATCTATTATGATACTTCTTTGAGCCTTGCTCTCATTGTATTTATTTGGCCAGAGTTCTTCTTGTTTTTAAAGTAAACAATTGCATCTTTCATATCCTCTCCGATTGTTTCGTCTTGGAAAATCACTTGATTCCCAATTCGACGGAAGACATCTTTTGCAATCATTTCTTCAATCTCTGCTTGAATTTCTAAGTTGTCGTCCATGCAGTATTTCAAGAATTTTTCTGGGTTACTTCCTTTATAATCGTACAGGGTATTTTCAATTTCCATGTCTGAAAGTCTTTCTGGATCTCCATCCACAAGAACTCTAAGCAACATTTTCATCTTTTCGACGTTTCCAGTGAGTTTAATAAACTCTTTGTCAGCATCTTTTCTAACCTGCACTTTAGCATTCTTTTTAAGAAGATCTTTCTGTGGATCGTAGATATAAAATCTTTTATTCGAATCCATTTTCATTTCTTCTTCAGAGATTGCTACATGTCTGTGTTTGAGGCACCACTTATAATATATGTAATCCATTGTATTAAGTGGACTGCCATCATCATAAGTACCGATCTCAAGTTCTGCTCCTTCAAAAGGGACTTTAAGGCTAAGACTAGCCCAGAAGTCTTTTGTTTTTGCAGGCCATTCTTGGTGACCAGCTGGTACATCAACAAAATTTTTCAATAATTTTTCCTCTTCTTCTCCATCAACTCCTTTGAGTGGGAGACGATCTACAAACATAGATCCGAGTTTAACTTTTGCTCCAGCTCTGATTTCCTTTGGAAGGTGATTCAGAACTTCTTTGCGTCTGATAATAACTTTACGTTCCATAATTAGTTCTTTTTATTAGTTAAGCTTGGGGAAAGAATAACCCAAGGTTTTATATATTTTTAAAAGGGGGCTTTGACACCCCCTTTTTATTGCAAACCAAACACAAATTACGATGCAACACACTGCATGTCCAAACTAGTATCAAAACGACGAAGCAAGATACCAGCAGTCTTCAGCATGTGAACAGATGCACCGTCTATGTCACTAGCACGGGTGTCAGTTTCAGTAAATCCTTTTGGAACAACTGAACCTGCTACACACCAGCGAAGAAGTTCACGGCCTTTCTTATTTACCATTTGAAGATTGTTTTCACCATCATAAGTAGACTGGTCAACAAATGTCATACGGTAAGACTCAAGTGGAAGACCAGATACTGGGTGCTTCTTAGAAGCTTGAGCCACAGGACCGTGATCGAACAAAGGAGACTTAACTACGTTAACATGGTGACCATCTACGTGTTGGTAGCTAGTAAAGTAACCAGTGATACCAAGGTTACGACCAGAACCAGTGATGAAGTATGGTTGAGTAGTTTGAAGATATGAGTTAGCACCATAGTATGACTTAAGTGCCTTATCAAATTCACGAGCACCACCAATACCAGTGTACAAAGTAACTTGTTTGTCAGTAGCATCAGTCATACCATAGAACAAATCACCGATAGTCTCCTCAAGTTTAGCTTGAGTAAGAGTAGAGTAAGTGTCTTTGTTGATGATTTGCTCAAACAAACCAGGACCAGAGATTACAGGTTGACCATTCTCATCGAGCATAGTGCTAACACCATTAGCATCGTGAGTCTTTTGACCGTACCAGTAGTACATTTCACATTCTTCTTTGAACTTAAGCATGTGACGGTACTCTTCGTAATCCATCCACAACTTAGTTTTAGAACCTTCTTTCAAAGGCAATTCGAACTGAGCTACATAGTCTTTAGCATTTCCAGAGAAGTGGTAAGACTTACGTACAGTACCAATCTTAGAACGAACAAGACCTGGAGCAGTCCAGTTAGATGCATTACCACGTGAGAAGTCAATACCCACGTTAGCATACAACATACCCCAAAGAGCACCTGGAGAAGCATCTGCAATAGATACTGAAGCAGTATCAGGAGATACAATCTTCAATGCATATTTCCAACCACCACCATCAGCAATTGGCTCACTCATAATACGAGCAAGAGCACCAGATTGAGATACCAAGGTGTAAGGGAAAATAAACCACTTATCAGGGAAAGTGATAAAAAAAGTAGATCCACCACCACCTACAACAGCACCTGGTGCTGCTGAGATTACAGGACGAACATTGATTTCGTGAGTTTTAACACGATACTCATACTCGAAACGGTCGATAGAACGAGTATTACCTACACCTTCAGTCAAGAAGGATAGTGGGAATTTCTTCTCTTCACGACCTGCCAAGTGAGTGATAATCGGAGAAAGCTCCGCTGGACGTTCCATAAGTGCATTTGCCAACGAGTTACTGTCGGTCATCTGCGAATCGTTATAGTACGTCTTAAGTACTTGCATTAATGACATGATTCTATAATTTTAAAAGTTAATTGTTGTTTGAGTTTTATTCAAACAGCTTCTTCATATCCAGTTGGTCTGGATCAAATTTCTTAGTTCTGTTCCTTTCTACTTTTCCGTAGTTTTTAACTCTCTCTTCGTTACGTTGGATTTTATCTCTCAAGTTCATTACACTTTCGGTCTTAGCCTTAGTAGTAATGATATCTTGAAGATTCATTCCTTTGTACATTAAGTAGTCAATAGCCAGTTTAACATCGAGGTCTGAATTAGAATAATCCATATCTCTACGTGTTCTGCCTGATTTATCTACAGGTGCGGAAATGTAATCAAAGAACTTAGCTTTTTCTTTCTCTGGAATTCTAATCCCAGCAAATTCTTTTCCTTGGTCGATTGTAGCAGCTACATTCTCCCAAAATTCTTCTTGAGATTTTTCTTGTTCAGCTTTCTCTCGTTTCTGTTGCTCTACTATTTGTTCTCTTTCTCTAGATTGAATAGTTGCCAATTGTTTTTGAGCTACTATTGCTTTATCGTAGAGTTTACCAGAGTCCTCGTAGTCTTCGAGCATATCTTTAATGAACTCTTCATCGTGTCCTTTACTTTTAAAGTATTCAGATACGAATGCTTTTTGAGTTCTATTATCGTTCTGGTCAATTTCATAATTCGAATAATCCATATTTGGATTATAA